CTGTCACGCCTGATTGCTGAACTCGGCAACCGCCAGGGGCGGTATGACCTGCTCGACCGGTACCTCCGGTCCGATGCGCCGATGCCTCCTGGGCCGACGAACCGCAAGCGCCAGACCCGTGAGGGCAACTTCGCCGGCTACGACAGCAAGCTCGACCCGTTCGAGACGTTGCGCCGTATCAGCCGGGTCAACTGGGCCGACATGATCGTGGAGGCGCTGATCGAGCGCATGAAGGTGCTCGGGTTCTCCACCGGCGCCACCGGGGACGACACGGCCGACGCCAAGGCGTGGGGGTTCTGGCAGGCCAACGACCTCGACACCAGCCTGCCGCAGTTGCTCCGCACGAAGGGGGCGCTGTCCGAGGCGTACATGATCGTGGGCCCCGTCGACGAGCGCATCGACGCCCCGCGCATCACCTGCGAAGATCCGCGCCAGACCATCACCGAGCATGACCCGGTGGATCGTCGTCGTGTGCTGGCGGCGCTCAAGGTGTTCGGGGATGACGTGGAGAACGTCGACCGGGCGTACCTGTACCTCCCGAACCCCGACGGCGGGCCGGCGCTGCTGCACAAGGCCACGCGCAAGCGCAGCAAGGATGTCACCCACCTGCTCTACAACGCCGAGGGCTGGGAGTGGGTAGGCGATCCAGAGGAACTGCCCACGGTGGCCGTGCCGGTGGTGTGGTTCCCGAACCGTGCCGACCTGTTCGGCCGCACGATGGGCGAGTTCGAGCACGTGCTCGACGACCTGCAGCGCATTGCCATGCTGGTGTTGCACCGGATGCAGATTGCGATGTTGCAGGCGTTCCGCCAGCGCGCTGCCATCGGCAAGTTTCCGGAGAAGGACTCCACCGGGCAGGCCATCGACTACGACGAGATGTTCAGCGGCGACCCGGCAGCGTTCTGGCTGCTCGATTCAGGGACGCAGATGTGGGAGTCGTCGGGCCTCGACCTGACGCCGATCCTCGAGAGCGTCAAGGCCGACGTGCGCGAGCTCGCTGGCCGTACTCGCACCCCGCTGTATTACCTCTACCCGAACGAGGGTGGCAGCGCCGAGGGCGCGGTGACGCAGCGCGAGGGCCTGATCTTCCGTGCCGGGTCGCGCATCACGGAGACGGACGGCCCGCTCGAGCAGGTGATGGCGCTCACGTTCGAGGCCGCCGGCGACACCGCCCCGACCGACATGGAAACCGTGTGGCTGCGCCCCGATCTGGCGACGCTGGGCGAGCGCTACGACGCTGCCAGCAAGGCGCTGGCCGCTGGCCTGCCGCACCGCACGGTGTGGCGCGAGATTCTGCAGTACAGCCCGCAGCAGATCGACCGCATCGAGCAGGAACGTGCCGATGCGGCCGATTCTGCACCCGTGGCCCCAGCGGCCGCGTGAGTTCTCGCCCCGGCATGGGGCGCAATAGCCACCCGACATGGGTGAGGAGCACCAACAATGACCACCACCGACACCAGCGCGACCGCGGGCACCGATACGGGCTCCGCCGGCACGCAGACCACCACCGACGACGCTGCAACCGGCGCAACCGACACCACGACCACCAGCACGGCCGATACGACCGACGAGGTGGCGAAGTGGAAGGCGCTGGCCCGCAAGCACGAGGACCGAGCTAAGGCCAACGAGGCCGCCAAGAAGGAGCTGGAGAAGCTCCAGGCGGCGCAGATGACGGACACGGAGAAAGCCATCGCGGATGCGGTTGCCAAGGCCCGTGCCGACGTCATGGCCGAAGTCGGCTCGTCGCTCGTCGACGCCGAGTTCAAGGCCGCCAGCGCCGGTTTCACGCTCGACGTGGATGCCCTGCTGGAGAACCTCGACCGCCGCAAGTTCATGGGCGACGACGGCAAGCCGGACAAGGCACGCATCGGTGAGTTCGTGACGAAGCTCGCCCCGGCCAAGCGGTCGACGGCGACGGACACCGGTCAGGGTGCTCGCCCCAACGGCAACGGCCCCGCGCAGATCACTGATCGTGCGGTGCTCAAGAACATGACGCCCGAGCAGATCGTGCAGGCCCGCAAAGAGGGCCGGCTGGCGACGCTGCAGGGCGGCTGACCCCCCAACTACCCCCACGAAAGGAGAGCCGCTATGGCCCTCTCGTTCATCCCCGAAATCTGGTCGGCAGTGATGCTGGACAGCCTCAAGAAGTCGCTGGTCTATGCAGGCCCCGGCGTCGTGAACCGCGACTACGAAGGCGACATCCGCAACATGGGCGACACGGTGCGTATCCGCTCCATCAGCCGCCCGACCATCGGCACCTACACGAAGAACAGCACCACGATCAGCCCCGAGACGCTGACCGACGCACAGCGTGCGCTCTACATCGATCAGGCGAAGTACTTCGCGTTCGAGGTGGACGACATCGACCGCGCCCAGTCGGTCGGCGGCGAGATGGAAGCCGCGCTGATGGAGGCCGCCTACGGCCTGCGTGACGTGGCCGACCAGTACATCGCCGCCCTGTACACCGGCGCCCAGTCGGCCAACCAGATCGGCACCGTGTCGGTGACCACCGCTGCGCTGGCGTACACGCAGATCCGCAAGCTCAAGGTCGCGCTGGACGAGGCCAACGTGCCGCAGGAGGGCCGCTACGTGGTCGTTCCGCCGTGGTACGAGGGCCTGCTGCTGGAGGATGACCGCTTCGTGCGTGTCGACGCCTCTGGTACCAGCGAGGGCCTCCGCAACGGCCAGATCGGTCGTGCGCTCGGCTTCAACGTGCTGGCGTCGAACAACGCCCCGCTGGTCACCGGCGACGATTACGCCGTCATGGCCGGCCACCCGTCCGCGATCAGCTTCGCGGAGCAGATCGCGAGCATCGAGACGTACCGCCCGGAGTCGGCGTTCGCTGACGCCATCAAGGGCCTGCACGTTTACGGCGCGAAGCTCGTCCGCCCGGACGCCATCGCCACCGTCATCGCCTCCGAGACCTGACGCCTTCGCTGTAGTCGGGGCCACGGCACACCCGTGGCCCCGCTCAGCGCACCCTACCCGCACACGACAACCCCTCTCACGCTTCAAGGAGCACACTCATGGCACGTACCGATGTCCCCATCGTCACCCTGTCCCGCACCGGCGCTGCGACCAACGCAGGCACCGTCGCGGACCCCACCAACGACCACGTGGTCGACCTCGCCGGCATCCCGCTGGAGGAGATCGTCCTGCGGTTCACGAACACCAACGGTTCCGACCGTGTGGCCACCATCGTGGCCGGCGACTCGCCCCCGGCTCTCAGCTCCGGTCAGGGCAACCTCGACATCACGGTGCTGGCCACCACGGGCGACATGACCGTCGCCGGGCTGGAGTCGGCCCGGTATCTGCAGTCGGACGGCACCCTGCACATCGACCTCGCGGCTTCGTACGCGGGTGCGGTGCGCGCCTTCCGGGTGCCGCGATGACCGACACGGTGTTCGTCCGCGGCGCGGGTGGAGCACTGTTCGAGATGGACGTGCCGACTGGCGGGCACGCGCTGGAGCGCTACGAGGAGGCCATCCGCAAGGGCGACCTGTCCGTGGTGCCTCACGCCGAGTGGGTGGAGCGCGCCGACGGCTCGCGCCACCTGGTCGTGCCCGCCGCCACGGAGCCGTCACCCACCGCGCCGAAGGCACCGAAGGCCACGAAGCCCGCCCCTGCCGCCACGGCGGCCGAGTCGGACGAGGGCTGACGATGACGGCCCGCCAGCGCATAGTGGCAGGCACTGCCGCCACGCTCACCTGGCAGGCCACCGACCAGAACGGCGAGCCAGCCGACCCAGGCGCCACTACGGTGGCCGTCACCGGGTCGGCTGGCACCGTCGTGCTCGCCGCAGGCACCGCCACCACGACGAGCGACACCGCCCGCACTGTCGTCATCCCGGCGCAGAACGTGGACGAGCTCACCGTCGTCTGGACGGGCGCGACAGCAACGGCCACCACCTACGTGGATGTCGTCGGCGGCGTCTACTTCAACACGAGGCAGCTGCGCGCCGACCAGTTGGCGCTTGCCAGTCAGGTCGATTACGACTCGGCCGCCATCTTCGAGGCCCGCGCGATCACCGAGACGATGTTCGAGCAGCGCACCGACACGGCGTTCGTGCCTCGGTTCGCCGTGCTGACCACCGACCGGACCGCTCGGGCCCGACGCACCGGCATCCGCTCCGTCAAGTGGGCGCAGACGGTCAGCGGCGACTACATCACCGACACCGCCGAACTGGCCCGTGTGGTCGAGGTGGAGCAGTGGGGCG